CATGTTGTGGAGAGGGGAATAGTGAAACTGTACCGCCTATTATTGCTAACGTTCTCCCAAATCTAGGGGAGTCATACCATTCACATGTGTATTCTCCATCAGGTATACAACTAACAAAGGGTTCATTATTCTTCCATGGGCGTTCCACTGTATAACATGAAAATTCTTTATAGCTTAAATGCCCGAACGTCCCCTGAGGTGCATAACAAAAACGTTCAATAGTAATAACATCTTGACGTTTATTACTTGATTCTATTACACTGTCCATATCTTTTTTAAACATATTAAGTATCTTACACATATATAATTTGAAACGATTACAATTATTTATCAAGATAGTCTGCGATGGAAGCCAAATATGATTTTAGATATAATTAAACACCCTGACGATTTCTTAAGAACAGAATGTATCCCGGTTAAAGATATTACAAAGAAGATTAAAAAACTTTGTAAAGACATGGTGAAGACGATGAATGCTAATGATGGTGCGGGGATATCTGCCCCTCAGATCGGTTCCGATTTACGCATCATTATATGGAAAGATTTCTATAGTAATGAAGATACTATTATGATAAACCCAAAGGTTGTAGAATGGTCTCCCCAACTTAAAAAGGGTACAGAGGGCTGTCTGTCTATGCCAAATAAATTATGTTATAATATTCCTAGGCACACAGTCGTAACAGTAGAATATATGAATATTAAGGGTAAGTATCATAGAGTTATTCTAGATGGTATTAATGCTAGAATAGTCCAGCATGAACTGGATCATCTTGATGGGAAGCTGATCACCGATTTTTAATCTGATATTTGATATAGCCCGCGTTCCATATCCTATCATAGCCCGCTTTGTTCATCATAGCTATCTCAGTTAATTTCTCATCATATACTTCTGGGAGTCGCTTCTCTATCATGCTTTTTCTATAACCCCATCTATGTTTTCTTTTCCCATCTACTATATAAGTATAATTAGGGGGTAATATCTTAACTTTTCTAAACCCCAAAGCATCATATAATTTACCCGAAGACCACCTAAGGTCTGCAAACGAGAAAACCTTTATTACTCCGGGATACAGTTTAAAGAATTTGGTAAGCAGTTTAGACGCTATACCAATAACTCTATATTCTTGTAAAACTGCAAATCTGGACAGTTCCATAACCTCGTTATTAGATATATTAGACTTATCATAGCCCATTTGTTTTCTTGGCTCAGTGAAAGTCATAACCGCAACTAATTCATTACCGTGGTAAGCTCCCAAATTTACTTGGGAGATTGCCGTTCCTTGGATATGGTTAATATTCAAGAATGTGTTTTTTGTTACGTTATCTATTTTCTCTATGGTACAATTTCTCGCGTATACTCTTTCTTTTTGTGATTCTCCGAGAAAATGTAGTATTTTATTCTGTACAAGTTTCTGGTTAAATATCCACTCATCCTCAAATATTATTAATGTTTCAATTCCTTCCTTTTCAAAATATTTCTGCATTTTTTGAAAGTAATTTTTGGACTGTAATGGAATCTCACTACATCTATAGAACTCTGCATAGTATATCCCTTTTCTTTTTTCCTTAGAATATAGTGTTAAGCTGAATCTGCCGCCAAAATCTTTATACTTGTTGAGGGTAATTGAAGATATACCTTTTATACTCGAAACAAAATCCGAACTGGTGGCATCAATATATGGATAAATTATTTCTGGTACATCTTGTAAAGATATGTTTTTCTTTCTACTATTTTCTTTCCATTCTACCATTCTCAAATTTCTATAATTGCCACACTTTTCTGGAGGTACACCCCATTCAAAACAATTCTTAATAGATGCAATGTGGTCTAAATGGTATCCCTCTATTCCAGATCGAGTTCTTTCTAAATTTTGTGGATTTATAATATCTTTATATTTGTTATATGATACTCTGGTATGCTTGTATACTTTACTCTTATAAGATTCCCATGCATTCTTGGTTGATATAGATATTATGTGTCTTTCTTCGTTTAAACGTCTACACCTTTCGGCCTTTTTTATGTTGTTGCACTTAGGACAATTACTTAATTCGTTTTTTAAGTTGTCCCATCTAGCATGAAACGTGTGGCCGCACACTCTGTTCCGAACTTTTACTCGTGATTCTTTGGTAAGTCTAATCAATTCTTCTTTTTTTGGATGTAAGATTTCAAATTTTTTCTCTACAATAGTAATGTTATCTGTTCTACTATCTGAATAACGGTGTACGTTAGTACACTGTCTACATCCGGGTATTTTATGTTTTTTATAGTTGGCTACTTTGCCTTTCACCCCTGCGGAGAATACATTACCACACAATAAACATTCTATATACTGTCTCACATTAGCTGAAAGGTTTCTATCGTAGGGACGTAATTTAATCTCATTAACGAGATAATAATAATAATCGTTATTCATCAGGTATCCATATCGTCTATAACATCAAGTATACTAGTATATAGTGAAAGTTGCAAGCATTGTTAATCTGTAGTGTTACCTTGGTAAGAACAAAAAAGCCCCGCAGTGCGGGGCTTTTAGAGCTAAGTCACAACCTAAACTTAGATAAAGTCTAAGTTACTAACATTAAGCTTACCGTAATAGTCGGCTGAATTTCCGAGAGATGTTCTCTCATCAGTCAACGCAACCTTACCATAACGAGTCATTAGGCTCATAACTGGCTGGAATGTTACTGGGTGAACGATCACACCGCTAGACATCAACGGAATGTATGGTGCATACCAGTATCCTGTGTCAGTTTCACCATTGCCACCCTTGTATCCTACTAGGATTTGGTCTTGACCGGGGTCTTGACCCAAGAATCCAGAAGGTCTGGTAGCGTTAGCAGAAACTGCATTGTTCCATAGATAGCTGTAAACCTTGATCTGGCCGTTAAGAGTACCAGCTAGCTGAGTGTTGTTAGGACCCTTGAAGGAACCTTCAACAGCAGGGGCGAATACTGCTTTAGCAGCAGACTGTAGAACAGAAACGATCATTGGTGAAACAACGATGAAGTTTCCTGCACCACGACGGGTCTTACGAGCAATCTCGTTAGCAACTTCGTTAATACGAACGCCAAGGTTAGCAAAACGGTCACCGACGAATGCTGGGGCGTAACCACCACCACCACCAGTCTGATTGAAATCAAAAGTTCTAACTGTACCAGCAAGAGCTAGCAAGTCAGTGATGATTTCAGCATCGATTTCCTGAACGATTTCAGCAGAAAGTGCTTTGGTTAGTTCAGACTCTACATCTAGACCATGCTGAGAGTTCATGTCCTGCATAGCTTCGATTGTCCAACCAGCTTGTAGCTTACGAGTTCCAGCTTCAACAGCTTGGTTGATGATTTCTAGAGTCATCTTACGACCGCCAGAACCTTCCAAGAATGATCCAGATCCACCGAAGAGTGATCCACCTACAGGGTAACCATAAGTATCCCCAAAGTTAACTTCACCTTCATCATAAGTCCGTGAATCACGTTCTGATTCCCATCCAGTACCCTGACCAGTTGCCTGATCAATGTCACCTTCAAGGGCATTGGGGTTAGCAATACCGGAGGCACCCGGAAGCTGATCAGCACCAGTGCTACCTGAGTAGAACTGACGGAGCAGTTTTTCGTTACCGAAAGCTTCATCATTTTCCTCAATGTCGAAACCACCAAATGGTGAACGATCAGGATCATGATCCATAGCTTCTGCATACTTGTATCTCAAGGTATAAATTAGAGATACTGGGCCACTCATAGGCTGAACACCTACAATCTCTGAAGCAATTGTGCCCGGAATGATACGGCGTATCATTGGTAATAGAGTCTTACGGAAGTTCGCAACATCATGCGCCTGAACTGCACCTGCAGCGGCTGACTCTTTCATGATGTAATTTCTCTGGTTTTCTAGAAGCGGTGCTACGATGCTTCTCTTGTCGGACTGTAATCCGTCGAGAAGGACTTCTTTAGCTTCGCCCCAGTTTTCCATAATTTGGTTAATATCCATAGTTATCTCCTTTTAGGTTATCCAAATTCAACTTTAGTTAGCGAGTCCACTTAGTCGTCTAAGTGTTTGAAGAGTCGCTTCATCCAATTTCTTTTGAGGTTCTGGGTCATCTGAAAAATCTTCTGCAAGCTTTTCCTTATCTCCAGTAGCAACCTTTACTTGTAATCCATCGTCTGAACCTTCATCTTCAGTGTTTTCGGCAAGTACCTTTTCATCCTTCTCCGAATCTGTTGTAGAAGCAGTGGAAGACTCATGCAACACTCTGCTAATGTATCTCTCATAAGCTTCATCAAGCTTTTCAGTAGCTACATTTTGTAGAATTGCTTCCATCACTTCTTTAGCGTGACCACTCAATGATTCGAGAACCTCGTCCATTTTCTGGTCACGTTCAATTCCTTCTATGCGTTCTTGCGCTTCACGCAATTCGCTCTGTACTCTTTCACGTTCTTCACGCAGTTCGGCTAGCTGCTGTTCAAGATCGCCTTCTTCTGTAAACAGTCTGCGATATTCCTCGCCTACAACTTCGAGTACGCGTCTACCATGTTCTTCCTTACGGACTTCTTCGATAGACTCTTTTAATTCCTCAACTTCAGAGGCCAAGCGCATTTCGACATATGCATCCAATGCTTCAAGCACTTTCGACATATCTTCCTTAACGGTTTCAGCCATCTTCTGACGTTCTTCGACTAGCTTCTGCGCGTATTCCGCTTCCAAGTCACGATATCTTTCGATATCTTCTCTTAGCTCGGCCAGTTCGTCTTCAATTCGTTCGTCTAGCTTGGTATCAATAGCATCAATGAGGGCTTCCTTATCTGACGCATACTTCTCAGCAAGACTAGTCTTTACTTCGGTTTCAATTTCTTCTCGCTGAGTTTCTTCCAACTCTTTGAGTTTCTTATTGAACGCTTCCTTTAATTCAGTCTTGGTGTCCTCGTTTAAAAGGTCACTTTCAACCAGCTTCTGAAGTAACTCATCCATGTGTTTTATCTCCTAATTAAAAAATTCTTAAGAAAACTTATTTGTTTTCACGTATTTTATTTATTGTTATCTAATATACCTTTTTAATTGGGGTTTCAAAAAATTACAACCCCTTGATTTTATTAAAGTTTTTTATTTATAACTTTTTTAAGTTTTTTATGTTATTGACTTATATGACTGAAAATGATATTGTTTTTGCAAAAGAGGAATGAAATAATGAGCAGCATATACAAAGATATAGAAAATAAGTACATAGTTAAAAGCACAGCGCACACTGAGCCTAAAATGAAAAGGAATTTACAGCCTGAAATTGAGAAGATTAAATCCATTAACAAGTCGCTAATGGAGTTGGGGTATATTTCTAAAGAGGAGATTGAGAGATTGAGAATAGAATTGAATAAATTATCTAATAATCTAGAGTATTTCTAGTATCCACCGGTATTCTTAAACCATTGCCCCTTAAGAGAAAAATTGAAATTAGACGCAGTGTGCTTTTTTAGATTACCCTCACCACATTCACATTTATGTAATCCTTCTGACTCATCGAAGGACATTATTTTTTCTACTGACTTATCGCACTTATCGCAGGTAAACTCAAAAATTGGCATGATTCAATCTCCAGATTTTACTAATCTTGCCCGGTGTCCGTTTGTAAACATTGTGATCCAATAATCTAATGCTATTCCACGGGGTGCCCATTTTATAGCCATGCCATTATGTAATTGCCTACGATGTTGATCATTATAGTAAGTATCATAATCACGATAGATGTGTTTCTGTAGTAGCATTCTACCTACATTATCAGACACTTCTAGATAGTCACCGTCTTCAATCTCTCTATGGTTTTTGTTTGTTAATTCTGGATTTAGGATAACCCAATTGAAACTGGTATTATGTTCCTCAGTATCTTCTAGCTCTGGGCGCATTACAGTTAATCCGAAAAATTCATTTTCATTATTCATAAAGAGTTATTAGGGTTTCTATGACGATATTTATGTACTACTTTTTTAAGTGATATATGTACCGAGCCTTACCACAGTCATATATTCTGTAAATTTTATGGTTTAAACAATTTTCATGCTCTGAGTACTCAGGATTATAATTAGGTAATATCTTTTTCAACTTCTCATGTCTGAAATTAAATTTATGAAATCGTTCATTCTTATAGACATATGAATAATCTGGGGATAGCATCTTATCCTTTTTAAACCCTGTCCTTTCGTAGAGGGTTCCACTACTCCAGCGTAAATCAGCAAAGGTGATGATCGCCGAAAAATCATAATGTTTTTCAAGGTAGGATATAATCTTAGACAAAGCTCCCGGCAATCTGACAGAGGTGGAGAACCTGTTCAATATAACATTTTTTCCATCCTTCTTGAACCCCGCACATGCTACTAACTTACCTTCATAGAACAATGCAATATTAATTGAACTGGGTCCATCGCCTTGAATATGTGTATCATTAAAAAAATTCTTTTTAGTCTGTGAGTCAATCTCAACAATAGTACATTTACGAGTATGAATTCTCGAAGTATGATTCACACCTATAAGATATTTAAGGGTGCCTAACACTATATTCTCTCTATTGAGAAACTCATCCTCAAAAATAGTTACCAGCCTGTATCCTAATTCATTACAGAAATCCAGTTTGCACCTATGGTAATGCATGTCTTTATGTAGTTCATTATGCCAATAAAGGCCACAATATTCTATAGCTAGTTTTTTCTCAGGAATAACTATATCTAATTCAAACGGATTTATTAACTCCCTATCATTTTCTTTGATCTCCACATATTCCGCTAAAGTGTTAGCAATCTTTTGTTGTAAATAGCTACCAGAATAGTTATGACTGGGAGTTAACCCTAGTCTATACATTGCTTTGTTAACAGTTGTATTGTTAACCCCCAACAAATCTGCAATCTCTGTACACGTGCGATTTTCTTTGTGATTCATTTTTTGCAGCCACTCAAGGTCATTAAGCTTGTCTAAACTATCATCAGATAAATGCTGTTGAAAGTGAAAGTTTGTACCAAATTTACCTCTATTACTTTTTTTAATCTTTTCAACATCCTTGAAAGGATTATCTACTCCATATTTGCGCAGGTTTGTTATTTTGGATTTGTCTAAGCGGCTAAGATCTTTATAATTTTCTCCATACATTGAGACATTATGCTTATGATTGTTAACTTCAGCAACATGAGTTTTGTTACTGTTAAAGCATTTAATTGAGCAAAACTCTGCATAGTCGCAATATTTGTTAAACCAATTTACAGGGTTGTCACAGTTCTTATTGTCACACGTTGGAATAGAATAATTATCATTTCTAACGTGCCACAACCTTCTTGATGTAGTAACATTATCAGGTAGAAAACTAGTTACTTCCACTAGACGCGAGTAAGCGTCAGGATATTTAATTCTGACGTTAGATGTACTCCGCTTGGGTGGATACTCTTCTACGAGTTTTTGTAAATCAGTTAGCATGCCGTAAATTATGCCAGCTTACCGGACCTTAGGCAATTGCTTTAGGATTTGTTAAAAACGTTGTTTACAAAGGAAAGAATTTCTTTCTTAAAGTATTTTTGTGCAGTCGCATCTTCTCTCACAGATTCTGCTAGCGATAACACTCGGTTTCCTTCTTTGCTGTTTTGCAAGCTTTCATAAACCGGTTTCGGAAATGCTCCGGGTGCTGAAGGTGTAGCCACTAAATCTGCGGTTAGAAATACAAACCCGCTAACCATTCCATCACCTTCATTGACCTGACCAGCACCCCGACTAGATATACCATACCTGACACCTGATCTACCTAGCTCTTCTGCAATAAGACCCATGGGTGTCTTTAATAGTTTAGCTTTGCCAAACACATTACTACCGTTCATGTATAGCTCTGTAATAGCATGTGAAATGCGATCCATATTAATGGTGAGGGTTTGTGGATGATCGAGTTCCCCAAAAATTCCTCCATTCTCCTTAATAACACTACATGCATGATTAACAGCGTTAGTCATTTCAGAAATCGGATAAATTCTCTTATTACGATTTTGAACATCGGCTTGCATGAAGATTCCGCTCAACCACATCGTTTGCGCTGCCGAAGCTTCGCAAACGATGTTAGCAGTAGAGGGTGAAATACTCTCAATAAGTGGTTGCATTTGCATATCAGTAACCCTTACTTATTTTTGCCAGTGCCGGTGCTCTTGGGATCATCGTGGCCATGATCATGTTTCTTAGGATTTTCCATACGGTCATCTTTATGTTTCTTCTTCTTAAGATCATGAGTTTTGTCGGGTGGATTGCTTCCAGATGATGTGCTCTTTTTAGCACTAGGAACTACTCCACTCTGATCGTCATGCCCATGATCATGGCCTTTAGGGGTCTCCATACGGTCATCTTTATGGAGTTTATCCTTTAAACTATGCTTCTTATCTTCTGGGTGGGAGCCATTTGAACCTGATGATTTCTTTTCTTTCAAGCCGCTTGGATCATCATGGCCGTGATCGTGCTTTTTTGGCTTTTCCATGCGATCATCTTTATGTTTTGAGCCACGGGGATCATGCTTCTTATAATCACCCTCTTCACCATCACCATCAGTGCTTTTAACCACAATGCGGTCAGCGGCCTTAGATACGCGCTCACCCCTACCATCTGGTAGATTCTTAACGGCCTTGCGTAAACGCTCTTGACGATTATCACCTTCATTCAAGCCATTCAGATAGCGGTGTAAACTTTCAGTATCATCAAAGGATTTTGTATCCCCTTCAACGTCTGTAAACTCAACAACTGTATCATCAGTGTCAATGTTAACGGTTCCTACTTTCTTACCAGAAACAAAAACATCGTTGTTTTTGATTTGAACCTCACCAACTTCGGTAAGGGCTTCTTCGTTGATGTAACCCATCTTTTCCCGAACTTTAGAAAGTGTTAGTACCTTACCGGATTCCAGTATGACATCTTCATTTTCGTTGGCGATTGCATCAATAAATTCAGCTATTTGTTCTCTATTCATTTTAATTTTCCTTGAATCTGTATATATTTAGTCAGAAGCGGTTACGTATTGTAAATATTTCGTGAGGTTAGCAGCTCTTTGCTTTTCTCTTTTCTTTCTAGAGTCCTCTTTCTTATCTTTATCATCCTCGTCTTCAATATCTTCACCCGAATCAGTTTCTGGTTTAATAACCATATTACTTTCTAAAGAAGATACATCCAACACCCGGAAACCGTGGCGATGCTCAGTTAGCTGTTCTAAAAATAATTTATTCACCTGAACCTCCATCACCTGAGTCAACCCCGTATACCCCCTTCTTCAACCTTGGGAGTGTCTTTTTTTTGGGTACTTTATTATCGTACACATTAAGAATTTTAATACCGGAAGCACCATCATAGGATCGTGCTTCTACAATATCTAAAAGGTTCTTAATCTTCATCACTTTCCGAATCTGCTGGTTTGACTTTCTTACCGCCGGGAGCATGATCCGGTACTTTTACCTTATCGTTCGTCTTGCGGTACTGATGTCCACGCCACAGTTTTGGTGATCTAAACAGTGGGGTGTTACCCTTTATTGGGGCAACGTTTATATCATCGCCGTCAGATGCGAGGATTACACCCTTCTGACCAGTCTCTTTATTTACAACTACCGTTCCTCGGTTAGTGGGTCTCCACTCTTCATTCAGTGCATCATCTGGGTTAAGATAGCCCACCTGCTCTTCCAACGATTCGATTACAGTATTGCAATCTTCGAAATCCTTTTGGGCCAGCCTTTCTGCGCACTGAGTGAAATCCTTTTCAGTGCATGTGTCCATACCTGTAGACTCTGCAAGAGTGTTTAGGAATTTTCTCTCTGACTTCTTATCTTCACACATGTTGAACATCTCTCTAAGATGTTTTCCAATCTGTACGCTATCTTGATGTCTTGCATGTGCTTCATATACTAGTTCTGCACTTTTAGCAGTGAAAAAATCACTCCACAGTTTGTCAGTGTCCTCTGAAAACCCTTGACCCTTGGCGTGATCGTCCAAAAAGCTCTGAAAGGCGTCATCTAAAATCTCGGATGTATCTCTATTCATTATATTTTCTCCTAATGTAGTATTATTTATACGTTGATACTGATGTATTTAAAAAATTAACTTTCTTCCGGTTCTGGTGGGGTTTCTGTTTCGTCGGGTGCCTCTGTTTCTTCACCCCCTTCGCCCGTTTCAGCATCGTCCATGCCTTCAGTGTCTTCATCTTCATCACCACCTAAATCGCCCGGAGGTCCTCCGCCCATCTCTCCACCGACGCCACCTAATCCACCTTCAAATCCACCAGCTTCAGCTTCTTCAGGGTTGTATAGTTTAGGTAGATCTTCTTTACCGCCGTCAACATCCATACCCTTTTCCTCTCTCAGCATTCTTTCATTTTCTATCATTTCTTCATGGGTGAGCTGTAGATATTTCTTCAACACAAAACGCTTAGATAGATTATTGTCACCGCTGATATTGCCGTAAGTTCCAATAAGGGCAGCATCCAACTCTTGCTGTCGGAACTTCTTGAAGTTGCTAGGTGCAGGAAGTTTCACCTTGTATAACGATGGGTCTATATTGATTCCATTTTCATAAACAAAGCGTTTAAATTCTTCATCCATAACACTTTCAACATAGGTTTGAAGGCGTTCTATATATAAAGTAAATTTAATTTCTTGCATCAATGCAATACCCACCTTGGCATCATTAAAAGTGCCAAGACCACCATCACCGGCTAAAGTATTGATATAACTTTCAGGAATTTTAAGACCTCTCCATATCTTTCTAAAGAAAATATGAAGGTCATCAAGGTTTCCTAGATTCTGCCCACCGGGTAGAGTTTCAATTCTGCTTCCAGCCGAGTTAGGACGAACAGCCATAAAGAAATCTTCTTGCATAGACTGCGGGTTGTAAATTGCGTCTACTTGACTCTTACCACCAAACTGTGAAGGAATTCTTTTTTGTCTAAAATCATTTTTAACTTTTTCTAGAAGTCCCGAAACTTGATGGGGGTGAATCCTACCGACATCAATATAAAACACGCGCCTCTCTGGTGCTCTTTGAATTCTATAGATTACAATGGCATCCTCTAACAGTTCTTTCTGTTTAAAGGGTTTGTAGATTGCTCTAAGAATGGATAAACCGAATGGAGCTTCCTCTGAAACTTCATCCCATAATGAAAAGCGCACTACATCAGAGGCTTTGTATGGCTGAATGTTGGCATCACCCACATTACCTGATACATTTGCATACACATTAGTTCCGAAACTTGAATGAGTATGATCAAAATCTGTCTTTATGTTCCAACCCTTGATATCAAAGATATCATCTCTGGATACGATAGCACCTTCCACATTCTTAGAGTGTATGAAAAGCCATTTACCATGTTTATTCTTTGAACGTAGATAAAACATGTCTCCATATTTTATTAAACCTCTACACAAATTGAACAGCCTAGGAGTATCGAGTTTTTGTATAGCTATAAAGGTTTTCAAAGCTGCCTTCAAAGTCATAGCTTTACTTGAAGGTATTTCTTGATTGGGGAACGGGGTTAATTGTAGATCTAGTGGAAGTTCACTCTTTGGGTTGTTACCTGTCATTTCCTCAGCTATCAGATCTAAGGCGAGTGCGATATCTGGATCATTATCCATGACATCATACTCACGATACCGATTCTTTCTAGCAGCCGATCCTTGTACTAAACGGTTATACCATGACATACGACCATATAAGCCCGTGGAGCCTATACTGTCCTGACCGTCCAAAACCTGAGCATCTCTACTTCTGGGCGTAACTATCTTGAAATATTTTTTTATAGCCATGTTATATGTTTTTTCTCATTCATTTATTTATTCCCGGACAGACTAACTGATGTCAGGATAGCCCGATATGCTCGCCAATATTCTCAGAAGGTGTTGATAATTCTCTCATGACCCCACTTATAGTAGATAGTTTATGCCACCAATAGTCTTCACCTGCTGCCGCCATCTTTTTCTGCTGCTCGTTATACATTTTTTCATCTATGTTGGCAGATTTATCAGTATTCTCTTCTATCTCAACCATCGCATAAAGTAATTTCTCTAATAATTCCGTATGTTCCCCTCTCGTATCATGTTTACTTATGGCTTTATAAATTGCCTCTAACTCCTTGGCATTTTGGAATGTACCCAACAATTCTCCCCCTTCCATATCACTAATGGATCCAATCATCTGCGACATAGCTCTTTTCGACATGCCATAATGCTTAGCGGCTTCATCCCTATCATATGCTTTCCCTAAACTTTCTTCCTTATGTCGCTCATACATATCTAACATGTCAAATAGGTGGCGGCGCTGTTCAAATCCTTCATGCGAACCAAAGTATGCACCCTGTATTTCTGCCATTTGATGGCGTATTTCTGCCGCTGCAGCTTCCTCTTTACGTACCATACCGGGTGAAGCGTGTTCCCTCCAGATTTCTGTTCCTAATATCCCCTCACGCTTTTCTAACTGTTCTTGCAGCTCTTCCAATCTGGCTCTATCTGTTGGCGTAAGATCAGCGGTTTGCACCTCTCCCATAACTCTTCTCCCCACCTCCCCACGTGATGGAT